TATCAAGTGTTATGATTTTAAAATTACCAGAATCTTTTGGAGTAGAATACTCTTCACCCCAGGATCCTATGAATGGGAAATTACAAATAATGGGTTCAGTATCGGGTCAGTTTGCTACGTGTGATTATTCTCCTAATATTAAAGAAAGAGATTTTTATATCTTTCCATATGATGTTAGACATTGTGTCTATCCTTTTAATGGATCAGGGTATAGAAGAACGTTGTCTGCAAATATGGATGTAGATTATAACCCAATAATGAACAGAGGAAGAGATTAATGTACGAAAATAAAATAATAACAGAACCTAAATGGAAGAGTTGGATTATTCAAACGACAACCCCTTTGTTTACACCCGATCAATGCAATCAAATTATTGCATCGGGTAGAGCACAGAAACCACAGACCGCTCAGGTAGGTATGAATAAACCAGGAGGTGGAACTGATACTAAAAAAAGAGTGACTACTATTAGTTGGATTCCATTTAAAGAAATGGGGCATATGTATCAGGATCTAAATACATTTATACAAAAAGCAAATGAAAATCATTTTGGTTTTGGTGATATAAGAGTTACAGAAAATGCACAATTTACAGAGTACCCTGAAGGAGGGTTCTACGATTGGCATATGGATTGTGATGTGAACATGGAACATGAGCCACCCGTTAGAAAAATATCGATGACACTATTATTAAATGATCCTAAAGAATTTGAAGGGGGTCATTTAGAATTAATGGCTCCAGGAAAGTTTGCAAATCTTAAACAAGGTCATGCAATTTGTTTTGCATCATTTTTAAATCATAGAGTTAATCCAGTTACCAGAGGCATGAGACAATCTCTTGTTGTATGGTTTGGTGGAAAGCCTTTTAGATGATTAGAGAAGAATTTTTCCCCACAAGTGTTTTTGGTAAAGATATACAATTAGATAATGATAAACTAGCACAAGACATTATCAGCTGGTCTAATCAAGATCAGGGAGTACAGAAAACAAATTACAAAGGATGGCATTCTACAACCGACATGGCATCAAAGCCGGAGTATCAATCCTTAGTCAACGAACTAATGATTATGTGTAAAGATATGTTTAAAGAAGAATGGTTAGATAGAGAACCCGTCCTTGGTAATATGTGGGCTAACATAAATCCTAAAGATGGATTAAACCAACCACACATACATCCAAACTCATTGTTTTCTGGAGTGTATTATGTTAAGTCTAATCCTCAAGCAGGAAGATTAAAAATATATGATCCAAGACCTGGAGCACAAATAGTAATGCCTAATAGACGAGAAGGTAAACCCCCTAAACATTTATGGAGGGATGCAAATCTTGATCCTATTCCTGGAAGAATTATAATGTTTCCCGCCTGGTTATGGCATAGTGTTGAACCTAATCAATCTAATGATTTAAGAATATCAGTAAGTTTTAATTTTATACAACATGGCTTTTAATAAATATCAAGTAATCAAAGGTGCGGTTAGTTATGAGTTAGCTAATTTTATATTCAACTACTTCTTACTTAAACGAGATGCGGTTAAGTACATGTATGATAATAATATTACGTATGACACTGGAATGCTTGGAACATGGACCGATGCACAAATACCCAACACCTATTCTCATTATGCTGATCCAGTAATGGAGACTTTGTTAGTTAAAGTACTACCAGTCATGGCCCAGGAAACGGGGCTACAATTAGTCCCCACTTATTCCTATGCAAGAATTTATAAGAATGGAGACACACTTCATAGACACAAAGATAGACCCAGCTGTGAGATATCGACAACGATAAACTTGGGTGGTGAACCGTGGCCCATATTTATAGATGGGACAGGTGCGGATAATGTTATGAATGAAAGACAAAATTTAGTCAAATCTGGTGCTCCAGAAGGCACGAAAGTCCTGCTTGAAGTTGGTGATATGCTAGTATATAGTGGATGTGAATTAGAGCATTGGAGAGAACCTTTTGAAGGAACTACTTGCGGACAAGTATTTCTTCATTATAACCATGTGAATGGTCCTTTTGCAGAAAAGAATAGGTTTGACAAAAGGCCAATGTTAGGTGTTCCACCAATACGGAATACATAAATGGAGTTATATGTTACAAAAATTAGGGTTTTTACCGGGATTCAATAAACAAGTTACATCTACAGGAGCCGAGTCTCAATGGACTGGCGGTGAGAATGTGCGTTTTAGATATGGTACACCTGAAAAAATTGGTGGTTGGAAGCAATTAGGTGATAGTAAACTAACGGGAGTTACTAGAGGCTTACATCATTTTGTTAGTAAAGCATCTATTAAGTACGCAGCTATCGGAACTAATAGAATTTTATATATTTATTCAGGGGGAGTGTACTACGATATACATCCCATTAAAACAGACTTTGGAGTTTTGTCAGGAGCCTTTACTTGTAATTTTACAAGTGGTAGTGCTGCAGTAACTATTACTTTCCCAGGAGGATCTTATACTACAGCAGGAATGTCACAAGGTGATATTTTATTGATGACTGATTTTACTGGTGGAGCAGGAACAGGATTCTCAGCAACAGATTTTGATGATAAAAAATTTATGATTGCTTCAGTTGATAGTACAACTCAAGTTACAATCACAATGCCAAGTAATTCTACAGCGAGTACAACAGGAACATTTAAAGTCCAGTGGTATTACCCAGTGGGACCAGCAGAACAATTAGGAGATTTTGGTTGGGGTATATCTTTATTTGGTGGAAATATTTTAGGAGCATTAACAACTACATTAAATGGTAGTTTAAGTGATAACGCTTTTGGAACAGGAGGAAGTGGAACAACTATTACATTAGCGAGTGTTATCGGCCTTCCAAGTACAGGTACAAATTATATTCAAGTGGGTACTGAAGAAATATCTTACACAGGAGTTACAGCAAGTACTATAACTGGAATTACTAGAGCGGTAAGAGGATCAACAAGAGCAGCACATAGCACCGGCGCTACAGTTACTAATACTTCATCTTACACAGGTTGGGGATCACCGGCCGCTAACACCGATTCTGTATCAGACCCCGGTCAATGGTCCTTGGACAATTTAGGCCAAACTTTAATTGCTTTAATTGTTAATGGGGAATGTTTCGAATGGGATTCAAACGCAGTTAATGCAACAGATAATAGAGCAACAATTATTGCAGGTGCACCAACAGCGTCACGTGATATGTTAGTATCAACACCGGATAGACACTTAGTATTTTTTGGAACAGAAACTACGATTGGGGATCCTACAACCCAAGATGGTATGTTTATAAGATTCTCTTCTCAAGAAAATATTAATGACTACACCCCAACAGCAATCAATAGTGCTGGTACACAGAGATTGGCCGCCGGATCACGGATCGTGGGTGCTAAACTTGGTAGAAATGCAATCTATGTTTGGTCGGACACGTCTTTATTTACAATGAGATTTGTTGGAACTCCATTCACATTTGCTTACGAACAAGTTGGAACTAACTGTGGGTTAATGGGTAAAAATGCAGCGGTTGAAGTAGATGGTACGGCTTACTGGATGTCTGATAATGGTTTCTTTAGATACACCGGTCGATTAGAATCGATGGATTGCCTAGTAGAAGATTACGTTTATGATGATTTAAATACAACTTCTAATGAATTAGTTTATTGTGGAATCAATAACTTGTTTGGTGAGATTACTTGGTTCTATCCAACGTCTACATCAAATAAAAATAATAGATCTGTTACTTATAGTTATTTAGATTCAACAAGAGAAAGACCTATTTGGTTTACTAATGCTAGTACTCTTTATCAAAGAAGTACCTGGGCAGATTCTGCAGTTTTTGGTTTACCTCATGCAAGTAAATATAATGCTAGTGATGATGCGTCTTTCGATGTTGTAGGAAATACAGATGGAATTACAATTTATTTTGAACATGAGACTGGAGTTAATCAACAGGAAGCCGGAGTAGTAGCAGCTGCGATTCCAGCAAGTATTACTTCAGGTGATTATGATATTACACAAAAAGTTGTTCAGGGATCAGCAACTAATATGGCTGACCTTAGAGGTGACGGTGAAAGTATAATGAGAGTGAGTAGAATTATTCCTGACTTTGTTTCTCAAACAGGAAATGCTATTATTCAATTAGATCTTAGAAATTATCCAAATGATGCAGCAGCGAGTTCACCTTTAGGTCCTTTCACTGTAACAAGCAGTACTAAAAAAGTTGACACTCGAGCAAGAGCAAGAGCAGTTGCACTTACTATTTCTAATACAGCAGTAGATAGCAGTTGGAAATTAGGAACTTTTAGATTAGATATACAATCAGGAGGAAGAAGATAATGTCGATTTTAAAATTATTAAGAGATAGACAGATGTATAAACATGGGAAAAGAGTTGGATTCCGTGGCGGCGGAATGGATATGGGTAATGCATCTAACCAAGCACAAAGTGCCAATATGGGAGGAGGCAGTAGTAATAATAACACAGGCGGAGGTAATGATAATAAAGTAGATCCAGGTTTTCAAAATGCATTAAGAACACAATCAATAAGAAATGATATAATTGAAAATCAAAATAATACGGACTATGGTCAATTTTTTGGTAGTGGAGTTCCTACTTTTTCACCTCCTACTTTTGGTCAACAAGTGGGTAATGTATTTGGAGGGATAGGAAATTATATTAAAGGTGGCGGGTTAATTGGTATGGGTATTAGAGGACTTGACAGTTTGTTTGATAAAGTAACTGGACCTAAAGCTACTGAATATGGTAATTTAGATGTACCAGGATATAATATGTTAAACATTGCAGGACCAAAAAGTTATGACTTTGGACCGGAAGGTCAGGGTGGTGGTGATAACCAAGGGATAATGGCTGCATACAATCCTTACACTTTACCTGTAGAAGAAGAAGTTCCGGTATCACAAGAAGAAGAAGATTTTACACAAAGATTTAGAGTAGCTAATAAATTTAGACAAGATAAGCAAGGTCAGTTAGACCCAGCAATTTTAGAAATGATAAGTAAATTATATACATAATGGCAAAAATTGTACAAACATTAACAAGAGCTAGTGAAGAATACCAAGCAGATACAGCGCAGTCTTTGGTTAGAGATTTAGATGCCGTTCTGGAAAAATTAAACACAACGTTTCAAGAAGAATTAAAACAGGAGATAGAAGCTAAGAACTTCTTTTTAAATTAATGGCAGTAGTCAATCAATATAAATTTTATGGAGTAGATAATAGTACGAGTGGGTTAGCATTAACTATGTTTGGTGCCGGTAATCCTTTAGTAAGTGAAACCTATGTTATTAAATCTATTAAAGTTACATCAGCGGCTACACCAGCAGTTACTGTTATGAACAATGCTATCACAACTATTAAAGTTGTAGCACTTACGGCTAATACAACAATGGAATTATTAACTCAACCACTAATAGTAGAAGGTGGAAACACTTTAACAGTTCAGTCAAGTACTAGTGATTCATTTGATGTAGCCATCAGTTACTTAAACATTAAAAAGGAAATAACTACATAATGCAAATACTAACACCCAAAGAAATCATAACGACACTTTCTAATAACAAGACCGGTGAAGTCTATGAGAATGAAGAGGCTTTAAAAGCAGCTAATATAGCAGAAGAGGACATCAGAAGAGACGTCAAGATTATAATGCCAGCTCTTGATTTGTTGTCGGAAACAAAGTAAAGTAGTAAATTCAGGAAAAATATATGTTTGAAAATCAAATAACACAATCCATAGACGCAGGAGCCCCGGATATTACTTATTCAGGTAATGAAGGTCCTAAGTCTCCGCAACAAGAACAGATGATACAACAGCAACAAATGATGGAACAGGAACAAAGAATGATGGCCCCTGTAGATTATTCAAGTCCAGCTTTTAAAATAAAATTAATTGAAGGTTTTATGAGAGACGAGGGATTAGATCTTGGAGCTGCAACTGCAAAAGCAGAGTGGATAATACGTGAAAAATTAAAACCAAGACAAGGTGCTGCCTTTGGTGGAATCATGGGTCTTGATGGAAGAAAACAATATGGTTGGGGAAGTAAAATAAAAGATAGAATTAGAAAATTAATACCAAATGAAGTAGCAAAGGTTGCAGAAGTTGCAGCACCGTTTGTTGCACCGTTTAATCCATTAGCTGCAGGTTTAATGTCGGGTATAGGTGGTTTTGATAGAACAGGTAAAATAGGTTCATCAATTAAATCAGGGTTAATGAATTATGGTATGGGTCAATTAGCTAGAGGTATTGGTGGTGGTATGGATAATTTACAATCAGGATTTAATCCTGCAGGTGGATTTGGTGACGCGACAACATTTGGAAAAGGTTTCTTAAGTAACCCAATGCAAGGTAAAGGGGGGTTAAGTGGATTTTTATCTAAAACGCCAGCAGATAGTGGTGTAAGTAGAAATGTTTATCAGCAATTGGGTGGAGGAGCTGACATGGCTCAAGTAGCTACAAAACCGGGTTTTGTAGAAAGCATTGGAAATAAAATTTCAAGTTTAATTCCTGAAAGCACACTAGGTAAAATAGCTTTAGGTGGGGGTGCCGTGGCTCTTGGAACAGCATTATTGGGTATGGGTCCACAAGAAGTAGAGTCAGCTATCATGAGCCGTGGTGAAGGGTTAGATATCGCAGGTATTAGAGCAGAAGTAACAGAAGCATTTAAAGATCAAACAGGTGAAAAATTATTAGCACTTAGAAGTAAGTATCCTTACCTTGGAACACAAGCATCTAAAAACACAGCGATCATGGCTTATGGTGGAAGAATAAGAAGAGCCGAAGGTGGATTAATGAACCTTGGAGGTATGGAAAAAGATTATAGAGCTGAAGGTGGGTTTGTACCTATTGGAGCTAAAGAAAAAGCTGACGATGTCCCTGCAAGATTAAGTGTAAATGAGTTTGTATTTACTGCAGATGCTGTTAGAAGTGCAGGTGGGGGAGATATAGATAAAGGAGCAGAAGTTATGGAGAGAGTTATGAAAAATTTAGAAGCGGGTGGACAGATATCTGAAGACTCACAAGGCATGCAAGGCGCAAGAGAAATGTTTCAAACATCACAACGATTAGGAGAAGTAATATAATGGCTGTAGCAGAACAACGACAATTACCACCACAATATGTAGAAGATTTACAGAAGGATTATGGAAAACAGTTAACAGCAACAACTGCTGCACCATTAGATACTTCAAAATTTGCACCCCAAGTTGCAGCACAAGATGCAGCTCAAACGTCTGCTTATAATTTAGCAACAGGTCAAGGGATAGGTGCATTCTCTCCTTATATTACACAAGCGGGAGCTTACGATACGGGAGCAGGACAATATGGAACTGCCGCTGGAGGTTATTCGGGACCACAAGCTTATCAACAATTTCAATCACCTTACCAACAA